ATTTTGTATGATACCATTAGTATTAGCTGTACCACATATAGCAGTAAGTAACCGAGCAAGAAAGAGTTTTTGCATAGGTTATGTAAATGCAGTAACAAGGGAAGAAAAATGAGACAACAAATTAAAGACGCCCTAATAATGGGCTATCGAGGCGAAATAGCAAGAGCTAATGCAAATATAGAAATATATATGAGAAAGTCAGTAGGTATTGGAGAACACCCAGACATATTGGCTGCAATAGATTCTGAGATAGAAAAAGCCGCACATGCTCAAGAAAAGCTAGAGTATGTGGAGGATTTAGTAGATTGATGATTCATTCGCCAAAAGAAATAAAAACAAAACTAAACGGATTAAGAACTTATTTAAAGAGGAATTTTGGACAACCTTTAACTCAAGACAGAATTGACCAATGTAATCAATTTATTACTGAGATAGAGGCTGAATTTGACACTAAAAAATAGTTCTTGACTCCGCACTCAAAATTTAGTATAATATATAAATGAGTGATAGATTTTATAACCAAATGAGAGAAAAAACAGGTTGGGCTCCTGGCCTACCTGAGTATCTCAAAAAAACAAGGAGAAGAAAGATGGCATGGACTGACGAAAGTAAAGCCGAAGCTGTTGAACTATACACAGAAGCAGAACCAACTCCAGAAACAAGTATGGAGATTGTTAAAGATATAGCTGACCAATTAGGTGAAAGCCCTAATGGCGTTAGAATGATTTTAACTAAAGCTGGCGTATATGTTAAGAAAGCTCCTGCAACTGGTTCCGCTAAATCCTCAACAGGTGGCGGCACTAGAGTAAGCAAAGCAGACTCACAGCAAACTTTAAAAGATGCTTTGAGTGATGCTGGACAAGATATTGATGATGACATCATTGATAAATTGACTGGTAAAGCTGCTGTTTATTTTGCAGGCGTTATCAACGCAATAAATAACTAATTATACTGCCGTTACTACGAAGAAAGAGTTTTCTTAATAGTAATGGAGTATATTAGTGAAAAAAGACGAGTTCAAAACTCAAGTAAAAAACTGTGGAGACGCAGTAATAACATACAGAAGTACAAATTCTAGAAAAATCAAATACAATGTATGTACCCTTGACTTTGATAATAAGTATATTCAGAACAAAAAGAATAGAGCAAGAGAGGCAGATGATACTGTTTTACTATTCTGCTGGGACACAGACTCTTATAGGCTGCTAAAGCCAGAGAATGTTACCAGCATCGTTCCTTTGAGCGCAATGCTGAGGGGGAAAAGATGAAGATATACGAAGCCCCAGAGGTGTATGAGAAGTTAATATCTGAAAATTCAGAGGGTACAGAACAAATTAAGTTGACAATCAACGAATTTCGTGGTGTAGAATATTTACACTTACGGAAATATTATTTGGACTTTGAAGGAGACTTTAAGCCTAGTAAGGACGGCGTAGCCATGCCCCTTGATTTCCAAAACTCTCGAGCATTGTTTGAGGGTTTAGTAGAGATTTTATCGCTAGCAGAAGCAAAGGGTATCTTAGAGTCTCAGTTCAAAGATATTTTAGATAAAATTTACCTTAACTAAATTTAATTCTTGACTTCGCATTTATTTTTTGTTATAATATAATAATGGAAAATATAAAAGCACTACTGCGAAGGGCAGCAATGGCTTACTACAATGGTAAGCCAATTATGTCTGACGAAGAATTTGATAGGCTTGCAGAGTTGCATAACTTTGAAGAAGTCGGAACTACTGATGGTAGAATCCCCCATGCCTATCCTATGTACTCTTTGCAGAAAGTGTTTTCAAATGACCTAAACAACAACCCCCTCAAATCTTATGCTAAAGGCGTAACAGTTACTCCTAAGCTAGATGGTGCTGCTGTCGCAATAACCTATATAAATGGAGAATTTCGCAGAGCACTTACGAGGGGAGATGGTAAAAAGGGACTAGATATAAGTAATCATATGAAAATATTAGTTCCTAGTAAATTTAATATTCCTGAATCAGTACTTAAACTCCCAAGTTTATTTCAGATTACAGGAGAAGTAGTTGCTCCAAAAACTATTAAGAACGCAAGAAATTATGCCGCAGGAGCCTTGAATCTAAAAAGCACAACGGACTTTGCCGATAGAGAACTCATCTTTATAGCACACAATGCCGAGCCTTTTATAGACATTAGTTATTTAGAAGCTATGTCTAAATTACATAAAATAGGTTTTGCTACTGTGTTAGACAGCGATTGGACAAAGTATCCTCACGACGGAGTGGTCTTTAGAATTGATAACTACTCAGACTTTGAAAAATTTGGATATACCTCAAGACACCCTAAAGGAGCATATGCTCTTAAGGAAAGACAAGAGGGAGTTATCACAACATTAGTTGATGTTAAATGGCAAGTTGGAAAGTCTGGAGTTGTCGCTCCTGTAGCTATTCTTGAACCTATAGAGATAGATGGAGCAATAGTTAGTAGAGCAACTCTACATAATATGGCACATATAGAAGGGCTAGATTTAGAAGTAGGTTGTTTAGTAGAAGTTATAAGAAGTGGAGAAATAATACCACGAATAGTAAGGAGAGTAAATTAGATGGCAAATCATGTATATTTTTATGTAAGTGTAAATACAGACGACCCAAAAGTAGAGAAAGCTTTTGAAGAGGTAATGGTAATGGAAGAAGTAACCAGACCGTCATGGAACTCAGATGAAACTTATACAGTAAAAGAACTAATAGATATTGATAGGCTTGCATTTATGCCTGAAGGCAAGTATGATAGCGATGATTATTTAGAGAACTCATGGGATTACTATGTGAGTAATGTCGGAGCCAAATGGTGTCATATAGAAGATGTAGATGAAGGAGGTTTCTTTTCAGGATATTCTGCTTGGTCACCACCTATTGAACTAATACAACATTTACAAACCTACTTAGAAAAGTTTGGAAAGGTTGATATAAGAATGACTTATGACGATGAAGCTTGGTGCTTTGTTGGGGTAGCTAACGGAAAGGGAGATTGTGAAGAACTCGAAGATAGCGATATAGATGAATTTCTTTTAGAAGAATTAGACTTAGAGGAGTTGCCAGATGACTATGAAGATGATGAAGAAATCTTTAAAAAACTAGGCGAGATGGAACCACGAGAATGGCTTCAAAATAAGATTGAGGAGTGGCAAGAGGAAGTTGAATTATAGTGTCTATAGGAAAGTATAATCCTACATACTTTGAAAATCACCCAGAAGAAAAAGAAAAAGAGGGTGTTTTATACGGAATTGTCCTAGTGAATAGAAAAACATTTGAAAGAGAATGTATTAAAGTAGGAATTGCTTCAGGGAAGGACTGGAGACACATTGTAAAGCGTAGTAGAGGGTTTAAAGGATATGATATACGTATCCAAAGAACTTGGACTGATACTCTTTACCATGTGTGGATACAAGAACAGTACCTACATGAAATTTATAAAGATGACAAATATGAACCAAAAATCAAGTTTGGAGGTCATACAGAGTGTTTCAAAATTGATTCGTTGATTCTCTCGGACTTCCCGAAAAATAATTCTTGACATGGCACCTCAAATTTGTTATAATATATATAAATGAAAAAAGAATTGCAAAAAATCACACCGCCAACAAACTGTCCGATATGTGAATCAGTTTTAGAGTGGGAAAAAGACCAACTCTTTTGTATGAACACTAACTGTAGTGGAAAAACAAGTAAAAGAATGGAGCATTTTGCAAAGACTTTGAAAATAAAGGGACTCGGCCCCAAAACAATAGAGAAATTAAAGATAGGTAATCTTTATGACCTTTATGAAATGAATCTTGAATTAATGATAGATTTATTACAATCCGAGAAATTGGCAGTTAAACTGCACAGAGAAATACAAGCTAGTAAGAAAGTTGATTTAGTAGACCTATTACCAGCCTTCTCAATTAAGTTGATTGGGACTACGGCTTCTCAAAAAGTATGTGAAAAGATAGACTCGCTTTTAGAGTTGAACGAGAAAGTATGTAGTGAAGCAGGACTAGGCCCGAAAGCAACAGAATACTTACTAGATTGGTACTATGATGAATTTACAGATGGTTATGATAGATTACCTTTCAGTTGGAAAACGACAGTTCAAGAACGAACTGTAACTGAGACGAAAGGAACAGTATGCATAACAGGTAAGTTAAAAAGCTACCCAACTAAGGCAGCCGCAAACAAAGTATTAGAAAAAATGGGCTACCTTGTCAAAAGTAGTTTGACCAAAGATGTAACTATCTTAGTAAATGAAAGCGGAATTGAATCCGCAAAAACGCAAGCAGCCCGAGAACGGGGTGTTCAAATAATAACAAACCTAAAAACAATTTTATAAATTACGGAGAAAAACATGGCATTACCTAAATGGACAGATGAAAGAACTCAAAGTCTTACAGACTTCGTGGGTTCAGAAAGCCCAATCTCTCAAGCAACAGTTGCCGCTGCAGCTGAGCACCTAGAAACTTCTACAAGAAGTGTCTCTAGCAAATTGAGAAAAATGGGATTTGATGTTGAGTTAGCCTCTTCAGTATCTCACAGAACTTTTTCTGATGAACAAGAAGCTACTCTATCACAATTCGTTACTGACAACAGCGGTCAGTACACTTACGCAGACATTGCGTCTTCTTTCGAAGGCGGATCATTTTCTGCAAAATCAATACAAGGGAAAATCCTTTCAATGGAACTTACTTCCCATGTAAAACCTGCTGAGAAACCAGAATCAGTTAGAACTTACTCTCCCGAAGAAGAAGCCACATTTGTGGAAATGGTTAACAACAGCGCATTTGTTGAAGAAATCGCAGATGCACTTGGCAAATCTGTTAATTCTATCAGAGGAAAGGCTCTTAGCTTACTAAGGTCTGGCGAAATAAACGCTATACCTAGACAAAAGGTTACAAAAGGCTCAAGTAAAGTCGACCCTTTGTCTGAATTAGATGGTGAAATCGGAGACTTAACAGTTGAAGAAATTGCTGATGAAATCGGCAAAACAGTAAGAGGCGTTAAAACAATGCTAACTCGTAGAGGGTTAACTTGCGCTGATTACGATGGCGCAGCTAGAAAAGAAAAAGCTTCTAGCTAAATTTCATTAATTTTAAGGGCGGGTGGCTTGTAGAGTCGTCTGCCCTTTTTTAACTTCGAGGAACGGGCAAACATGAATCTACCTTCAGCTTTACTGAAGCAAATAATTACGCAACAAGATTTTGATACTTGGGTTACCCTAAGGGAGAATTATTTGGCTAGTGATTATCAAGGTATATATAAGTTTATTGGGAATCATGTAAAGAATTTTAACAGTTTACCTACTTTTGAGGATTTAAAACTGTCTATACGAGACCCCAAATTACAAGAAAAAGTATTTGCAATAGAAGCTATTGATATAGATGTTGATGCTTGGATTTTGCTTGAATACTTAAAAAATGAGTATGCTCAATCAGAGATACTAGATGAGTTAGATAAATTTATAGAAAGTACTATAGCTATATCTAGGGCAGAAGAAAATGTTGAAGCCCTACAACAGATAGTATTAGGTATTGGGGAACGAGTAGATTTAAAACCCCCCGAAGAAAATATGCAGACAATTAACTTGTTTGCATCAGAAAAAGAGCTTTCAAAGTATTTACCTTTAGGACTGAATCAAGACTACGACCAGCAGTTAAGATTTACACCTAAAGACTTGATACTTATTGGAGCTTTTAGAGGAGGAGGTAAAACTCTTACCTGTGTTAATATAGCAAATAATATGTTTGAGCAAGGACGAAGTGCTTTATATTTCTCTATTGAAATGGACGGCAGACAAATCCTTCAGAGAGCATGTTCGTTAGGAGCTAATGTACCACTAGGTAAAATAATAAATAGACAATTAACCCCCTCCGAATGGAACAGAGTGGCACAATGGTGGGCAAATAGATTCGAAGATGGAGTAGATATTCTACCTGAATTTTATGAAACGAAAGATTTTGATTCATTTCATGATAAACTATCTAGGAAGAAACTATTAGACCGTCAAATTGATGTAGTTTATGATAGTCAATTAACTTTAGCAACTATTAAAGCAGAACTTGAGAGTAAGTTAAGTTCTCAAGATGTTGGAGTTATAATAGTAGATTATCTAAACCAAGTTAAGAGACATAATGCACCAAGTCGT